AACGCTGATTCCAATAACAACAAGGCATCTATCATTTTCCTGCGGCTTATCATCTGTGTCCCTCCATTCAATTAGTCCAAACTTTGTTTTTGGTATTTGCAAATCAATACTTGGCATTTGGCATCCTTCTAATGGCGGTTGCCACATCGTTCAGTAGGTCTTTGCGAACTTGATCCTCCTCGGAGTCGGCCATCTGCTGAACCAGCTCCGCACAGGCTTCTCGCTCTTTCTTCGCCACGGTATTTGCCAGCGAAGCCAAAGACCTATCAATTTGTGTTAGGGCAGATTCAGAAGGGGATGTCATCTTTTTTATCCTCATCAATCACTGCTTTAATAACTGCTCGAAGCTGGACATCCTTTTTGTAGGGTTGTCCGTCTGGGGCGTTCTTCATGGGCTGTTCCATCAACCACATCAGCCAACCGAAGCCTTCGGATGATCTGGCGATCTGCCGCACGGTCTGACCTTTATATTTTCCAAAGCCAACAACCATATCCTTGATTTCCGAGTCCTTGGTTTTCTTTTCTTCAACCAGCTTCGCCGTGATCTCCTTTATTTCTGCCTTCGAAGGCTCTTCGTATTTGTCAGTGTTGAGTTGCTTGGCATCTTCAAAACCACCGAAGGGAACTTCTTCCGCTGGCGTGGTTGATAGGTTGCGGTCGATCAATACAACGACATGGGCGAAGGCCGAGCGGCAAGCCCGACTGATTGCCCTTGTCTGGCACATTGCCCGCTGTGCATAGGTCGGACGCTTTGCCCACATATCCTCATCGAAGCCAAGGAATCCCTCGGCGGTTGCGATTGTTTGGCCGTTGTCCATGCGGCGGACTTCTCCGATGCACTTCCAGCCTTCATCGGTGCGCTCGACATCCCTTGCGGAAGCAACGCATCCGTGTGCTACTGCGATGGATTGCCAGCCCTCTACCCGAACATAGTCACGATTGCCAATCCGTTGTGCGGTGGCCTTGACGATTTCTCGGCAAGCCCCCGCAACATCAGTCGCCTGTCGGATATGCTGGGCAACTCCGTTGTTAATTGTTCCTAATTGTGTTTCGCTCATTGTGTGGTTCCTTTCTTTTGGTTACTCGTTGGGAAGTCTTTGGCGGTTGTTATGAAAGGCGATCTCTAAATTTTCTTTTCGGTATTCCCAATAGCCGGGTAGCCCGCCGATGAATGATGGCTCATAAGGAAGCTTGTTCATTATGCAGAAATATTCACGGTCTAGTTCCTTCTTTAATCTTTTGAAGTGGCCTTGAGGATTCTCGTGCGCCCATCCGTTGTAGGTCTTGAGCCATTCCTCTTTTTCTTTTTGTTCCTGTTCGGGATCAGGAGCCTTGCGAGTATCCGACATATCTTCGACCCGCAAGACCCTTTCCCGCCAATCCACAAATGATTGATGTCGGATATCGTCTGCCTCTTTCTGGTATTCCTCAAAGAAGCTAGCCATTTTGAGCCTCCCTCTTTAGGCGCAAATAAGAATCCGATCCGCCTCTATAAATTGTTTCGATGATAGGGGTAAGCCATTTGGCCGTGACTTGGTGGGCTGGGATTCGGAAAAGCAAGATGCCACGCTCCGAAAGAGCATTGTATTTTTCCATATCGGCCATAAAGCCGGAGCCTCTTGTATGTCTGCCCTTCGTCCATACCGAACCCTCCACTTCGATTGCCACGCCAGAGTCATGCCAATAATCAATCCTCCAGCGGCGAGTGGGGTGGAATTTGTATTCCGCTGTGAGCTTCGGGCCGTTCAATGCCCGCCAGACAATTTCAAACTTACTCAATTTCGCATCTCCCAAATTGAAGGGTTGCGGCTTCTGGATTCGGCTTGCTTGGTTTCATCGGTCGCCTTCTCCAGACGATCAAGCTCTTCTGCCACCATCAAATAGAATCTGCGCCGCTCATAATCCCTTTGCTCTAAATATTTGCAAAGCTCTTTGGCTCCGAAATAGGCGAACAGGCAAAGGAAAATTAAAATGGCTTCGATCATAGAATCCTCCACTTGTGCCAATCGAGGGAGCAGTAAGAAGGATTGCTGACAAAGGGATAGCGGTCGTCCTTCTTCATCACAAACCCTTCCCAAACCAGCCCGCCACGATTCTGGAAATTCATCTCCTCCCAAATCGCTTTGAGCTTTTTGTGATTGAGGCGGGGCATCCGTAGTAGGGCGTTTTGTTTTAGCTCAAAGGATGCTGGTTCAATCTCCTCAAACTCTTTGACCCTTTGGGCGTAGGGCTTTGGGTTGTTGGGATCGAAAGCATCAATCACTATGATTGTTCCAATGCCCTTCTTCTCCCTCATCCCCATTATCTCGCAGTCGACAAAGCGTGACTTGATCCCGGCAGTTGCCAAACGCTCCAGCATCAGCGGGGCGTTGGATGCGATCTTGCCGTGGCGGTTATAGGCCAAGCCTTCTTTCTGATCGAACCAGCCTCTCCATCCATTCGCCTTTGGTTCGATTGCCCATCCCTCATAAGCCTCCGACCAAGGGGCATCAGCGGCTCCGACTGGTCTTGCGGGGTAATAGGATTTCACTTGTTGGGTTGTAGGATTTCTGGGTATTGCTGTAAAGTTTTATTTGGTCAGTAAAAGCTCTAGCCAGTCCCCAAGGGATAGGCCAACGAGGATTCCGACCATAACTGCAATGTAGAGTTTAAGAATATTCATTTTTTGATTCCTTTCTTTTTGGTTGTGTCCACTTTGACTCCACGCTTCACGCCATAACCATCACGCTCTTTTCTTACACGAATTGTATTTTTGTTTGCCATGATAAATTTGTTTTCTTGGTTATCCAACTTGCTCGATTCCTTGAATCACAACATTGCTATACTTAGATGGAATTGAGCCGCCATTTGAATCCGGCTGAAAGTCCGAAAGGCAAGCATTCCCATTGTTAATCTCTCGAACAAGTCTTTTGGCGGCTTGAGCGGATGTTGCCGAAACTTCCAAGGTATAGTAAACCTTTTCGTAAACCTCGACTCTAAAGGTTTTTTCCTCGCCCGCTTGAACCGGGGCTTGTTCGGTTGTGGTTCCTGTATTGATCATGGAACCAGCTTAAGGTATCTTAAACCTTTGTAAAGGTTTTTCTTCAGTTATTTCTCTTTGAATATCAACGACTTATGCCTTCCCGCTGATTTTATAGTGGGTGATTGCGGAGATTCTGCGCCCCGATCCATCGAAAATTCGGAAGTCTTTTTTGAGCAGAAAACCAGCCTCGACCATTTGGTTAATCAGCTTATTGCAACTGCCGCCTGTATGTTTTGCATTAAATCCCATCGCCTTCAATGCCGCATCGGTGCGAAGCCATCCACTAGGAACTTCTTCCTGTTGCCTCTCCAAATATTTTTTTAGGGTCTGCGCCCACTCACCTTTGAAGCCGATCTTGTTCCAGCTTTTATTGTGGTGCGGCTTCATACAGGGAACCTCCACTCTCCATCGCTGGTCGGGGATAGAACATTCACGATGCAGTCTTTGTCGCTATACTCGCCCCAAGCGATTCCGTGTTGCCAAGCCAAGGTTGATCGGTTCCGCCTTGCGTAGCCCATCGCCCCAATGTTCGCAAGACATCCGATAGTCCATCCCACAGGTGCGCCGATGCTTCTCCCGCTTTGCCGATCTACGCGGTGCAGATGGCCGATAACCGTGGGCTTACGAAGTGCTTCTACATGGTCAGCGCAAGCGTTGCGATTATACATGAATCCGTGACCAAAGAGCGTCCCGCCAAATTCCCTCCACCCCCTCTCAATATCATAATCGACCCGCTGGCATCGAAGGTCTTTAAGGTGCTGATGAAGCTCTGCAAGGGCAGAGGTGGCGCAATGCGAAACGATGGCGTTGGGACTATGTTGATGTTCGTAAAGCCGAAATTCATGGTTGCCAATAAAGAAAACATTTGGTTCCAAAAGACGTAAAAAGTTTAAGCCCGCGCGAAAATCCTCCGAGATGTTGGCGGCCCTATCCGAAGAATCGGGAGAGCGCATCGCCCCAGCACGAAGGGCGGCTAAATCTATTGCATCCCCAAGGTGAAGGGTAAGGTCGGGCTTCCAGCGTTTCTTAAATTCTAAAGCCGCCTTGGTTGCCTTCGCATCGGCCAAATGGCCGTGGGAGCAGGAGACAGCCATAAACTTTTTCCACTTGGTCATTTTTCATGGCCAGTAATTGTGAACCAGATGGCTCTACAATTTTCTCTGGCAGTAGTGGCACAAACAGAATCGTCATTCATGCCCTCGTGGGCAAGCTCCATTATGATTCTCATGCTTTGCCTCAACGATAATAGGTAGGTGATTTGGTCTGTGGCTTCCTCAATGGCATTCTCAACTTGTCTGGCCGCTGGCATTGACCAGAGGCTACCCCCATGGTTTTTCTGCCCTGCCCTATATTTTCGATCCAGCAAATCACAAGTGGCTAATTTTATCTGCTCAAGGTGGGCTTCGTGCGCCTCCGTCATTTCGTTGTTGGGTTTGAGCACAACCTTGTTCGCTGTCATTTGATTAACGACTAGACCACGAATTCTTTTTTGAAACAATTTTCTTGGCGGGCCTTGGGTTATTCACTTGTTCTTTTTGCGGAGACACAAGCTCCCGCCATCCCGAAACGCTGGCATCTTCTAGGTGAGGTTCCTCCCAATCGAGCCTACGTAAACCCCCAACGCTCTCGGCGATTTTGTGGGCGATGGCATAGGTCTCATTATCATCCCAACCCGCAATGAAGGAGCCTGTCGCAGTCTCGACCAACGGGACAAAATCAATCGCCCTTTTATAGCAATGCATGGACTGGCATTCTGGGTAGCCTCTTGCATTTGTCACTTTTGGCCCCGGATGTCCCGGCACTCGCCCCTTTTTGTAAAGCTCTTCTTGCTCCTCTGCCGTCCTGTTCGAGCAATAGACTAGAACATAAACCTTCTTCGCCCAGCACTCGGAAAACCACTTGGCTACCTTCTTCTGGAACTTCGGCTCAAGGCTCTTTATATGGCCTTCAGAGCGTTCTAGGGCTTGTTTAAGGGTCATTTGTTCTCTGC